AGCAACATCATATCAAAATTTAGGTGAATTATTAGGATTGGCAATTAACTATAGAATGGACGTTGCCGATGATAAAGGAAATTTAGATATGTTTTTTAAAAATAATGGATTTAATACTGGTGTTGGAATACCAAATGTCCTAGACGGCGATATTTTACAATTATTATCAATAAATAATGAAAGTGGAATAGAAGAATTTGATTTACAAAATCCAAAATATCTCGGATATCAATTTAATATTTTAGATCCAGAAGAATATCCACAAGTTTTTAGTTTAAATGGAGACGGTATTAATTGGGGTCCACTACCTCTTACATTAGAATTATCCGAAGACGGACAGAGAATTAGATCATGTTTAAACGAAGAAGGTAGATTAACTGAAGCGTCACAAAAAGTTCCATTTTATTTATGGGATAAAAGAGGATATGGTTTCGGTTCGTATGGTATTGATAAAAATAATCAATCTTGGGATTATAGTGAAGTTCAATTAAAACCATTACAAGGTATGACACATGGTTATAATTTGACAGGTGATACATCAGATCAATATCTTTTATTACCGATGACGTATACTTTTGGTGGACAACCAATATATGGTATAAATCAAATATCGGGAACAACCATAGAGTTTGACGTAATATCCGATATTGATGATCACACAACCTACGATAGTCAATACCCCGGATTTACTTATTTATTTGTAACAGGTGGTACAGAAAATGAACCAACATCGGGTATGTTATATACGAGATACGGTAATGCGGGTACTTGGGAATCAACTCCATGGACTAATACAACATTTATTATTAAGAGAACACAAGATTATTATAGTGGAACAACTAAACAAATACTTTCAACCCCATTTCAATTTTATTTTGGATTAAATGCGGGTAAAACGGGTATGGATAAATTTATTGACCTATTTGGTCCAAAGGGTGCATTCCCGTCATCTGAATAATGGAAAAGAAAGAAATATTATTACCGAGTAAAAGGTACTTCAAGGCGGAAGAACAAGATTTAAATCTCAATATTAAATTAGAGAATGATGAAACATTATTAAGACAAGGAGATAAAGATATTGTTTTAAATTTATCTGATTTATTTAATGAAGAAAGAAATAAATCTATTAATTATAAAATTTATGGTAAAATAAAAATGGTATTTAGAAACATGTATTATGGAAATACCAACTATGATCCATTATTAAGAAATTTATATTTGGTTGGAGACGGAACAACCGAATTTACAACAGATAGTAGTGTTGGATTTGTTCCGTATAATGAGTTTGCATTTTTAAGAAATGATGTTGTTAGAGAAAAAACAATACCAACAACAGGGTCAACACTTGGAAATCAAACCGTAGTACCAAATATTAGTTTAGATACAGGAGTACCATACGGAAGATATACGGGTCATACAACCATGTCACCATTGGATGCTCCATATAAAAATTGGAATTTATATTTAAGTTACATTCATTCACATGATACTGGATTTACAATGAATTATACGTTATCGGGTGGAACAAATTATAATTTTGTTTCTGGAAATGGTATTCCATTTAGAGTAACCACGGGTGATACATACATAACATTAACATCACCTGTTGAACATGGAATGTCGGCTGGTGAGTATATAATTTTATCAGGAGGAACATATACGACATATTCGGGTAATACTAAAGCATCAAGGACATTTTATACGATCCCAATTACACAAAGTACAGAACAATATAGAGCGTTTTATATTGATAATGTTGGAAATGAAATTTATAATTCAGAAAAATATGTTATTAATATTTTAAAAAATGAATTAATATCGGGTACTACATTTAGTTCAGTTGTGTTAGGAAGAAGATGTACTGACATAAAGGATATAACAGGATCAACATCAACATATTACGTACATAAACATAAAACACTAACAACAATAGATGATTATATATTAGATAAAGTTGGGTTTGAAAGTTCAATATGGGAAGACGAAAGAAAAATATTGTTTGAAAATACAATAGGTGAGAACGATGTTTTAGTAGAAAGAAACAGACAAGAGGCTTTGTTATTTGATTTTAAAAATACATTTTCGTTATCTGGTATAACAAATAATTTAGGATATACCCCAACGGAAGTTTATGTTACTACAATTTTTAAAAATAGTAATGGTTTCTTTAATTATCCACCAAAAGTAGGATTTAAATTTAATTTTCATGATAGTTGGATTGATAATCAATTTACAGGTAATACCGAAACAAAAATAGGAACAACAACTTTTAATGGTAAAGGTGTTTATAGTGGAGTCACATTTACGGGTGGAACATCAATACCTTTAAGTACAACTGGTATTACTGGTGCGTTTGTGGAATACAATAGAAAAGAATTGAAAGAAAGAATTATAAGTGAAACATATCATAAGTTTTCACATAGATCAATTTTTTCGGGAACAACAGTAGGAAGTAATAATAAATTATTTTATCATTCACAAGATCAATCAACTTTTTATTCAGGAGCAACAACAGGTAACACGGTCGGTTATTATTATCAACCACATTATAGAGTTAAATTAAGAGAGTTGTCACCGTATATTGAGACATCGAAACTTGACGCAACACAACCAAATACTTTAATTAATTTACCTGAAAATGCGGTTTATGATCAGAAAGAAAAACTTTGGAAATGGAGAGATGTTTACGATCATGGATTTATTGATCAAGAAGGAAACGGAACAAATTTTCCATTTATAAACAACATACATTACGTTAATAAAAATATCAATTTTTATTTAAGAAACGAAAAATCTTATACAAATAAACAAGATGGTTTGACGGGATTTGATAATTATCGAAATAAAACTAACTGTTAATGGAAATATTAAAAAACAATAACAATTTAAATATTGTTATTAACACAGAACAAAACTTCAGAACTGATTTAGGTTGGCAGGATAATCTTGCTGAATTTGAAAAAGAAGTTTTGGAAGATATTATTAATCCATCCAAAAATTACGAAACGGTTAGGTATATTCATAAACCATATACAAGTAATTTAGGATTATTACAATCTGACATATGGTTTAAATTTTATTTTAGAAGCGGATCAACACCAAATTATGTTTTAGATTATAATCCAATTGGAATTACAACAAGAGAAAATGAACTAATGTTAAAACAGTCTACGGAAAGTTTTTTCAGATTAGAATTTTATAAAACACCGGGAGTAATTTCAAATATGGGAACCACATTAACATGTGAACCACCAACAAGACAAAATAGAAGACTTGTAAATAGTAGAAATCTTTCATTACCATTAGGTGAAAAGTTTTTTTATACAACCACAAATTCAGGTTACTATATTCATCTACCCGTTTTCACAGGTTCTAACTATAGAAATAAAGAAAACATGTACTTGTTTTGGTTTGATGATGAAAGCACTTTAACAGATACAAATTTAAGTGGAACCACAACATTAGATCAGTATGTATTTGGAACTGGAACAACAATTCAAACTATTTTATTTACTAATGAAAATAATGATATTACACAAGTAAACATACCAATAAGTGGTACAACATTAGTCGGATGGACAGGACAAACTTTTACAATTCCAAATCAAGTAACGTATAATAGAAATTTTTATCATGGAAAAAATACATTCTTCATGACCGCTAAATTCTTTAATGGTAAAGATGGTAGTATTATTGATTTCACAAATCAAGCTTTTAGTACGTCACATGTTATCACAGAAGAAAGAGACATGTACTATCAAGTGGATTTTGATCATTATGAAAGAACATATCAAGTTTACAAATATAGTGGATCAACACCATCGGTTATTGTTGGAAAAAGTACTATAGAACATACTGCGGATATTGAATTTTTTGAAAAAGGGGGAGCTTCGATACCTCCTGCCCTAACCCCAACCCCTACACCAACGATAACACCCACACCAACTATAACATCAACACCGGCAGCAACAACACCGACCCCAACACCAAATCCAACAAATGTATTTCAAAATTATAACATTACCGGAATCTACTCATGTTCAGATAATTTAACTTGTTCAAATTATACCGAACAGTTAACCCTCCTAATTTATTTAAACGATAGTGATTACGCTGTTTATCAATCTAATGGTTTTAAATTGGCTAGTGGAATGGTAATATATGATGATAGTTCAGGAAATCCTTGGTATGCCTCAAATAAAGTATATGATTCAATAATTACAACAATCTTCGATGTAACAAACGGAGTATTAAGTGTTAATACAATATGTCCACAATAAAAAAATAAATGAAAAGAAACGAATATACATTATTAAAAAGACAAATACCTGATGTGAATTTACACTCACTTACGGGAAAGTATTGGTTTGATTTTACAAACACTTGGGTGTCTTGGAGTAGTGGTTCTGGTATGATACCCGAAACAGGAAGTTTAGTTCGTGATGTTAGATGGTACACTGGTATAACATATGATAAAGACATAGTCTTATTTCATAGTGGTAGTACATATAATTCATTAATAAGTTCAAATTTAAATAACATACCATCAACAACTAGTTCTTTTTGGAAACCTGTTGAACAAAGGGCAATTAATAATGAAAAAGGAAAATATTATAAATGGAACGGTAATTCGTGGGATTTATATAATGGACCATTAGGTTATGATCAAGTAATTCCAATTGTATTGGAGGCCAATGCCGATGAAATGGGTGTTATGTCTTTTTTTGACGGTAACATGGAACAGGTTGAACAATTAGTTAATTTCACATATAAAGTATCAGGTTCAGTCGTTACAGTTTATAATACCGTTAATCCTGATAAGTTAAGAAAAATTGTTGATCAAAAATACACAATAAAATGGGGAGACACAACATCGGGTTCGTTGGATGTAAACGGAGGAACACTATACTCTAATTTTCCAACAGCTTCACGTACATACTCAACAACGGGTAGTTATACTTTAACGTTATCTTTGGATTCTCCGTGGAGTAAAGAAAAAATAAATAAAAACATAACGATACCAAATACAGGATCGGTAGTGGAAAATACTTTAGGAACATTTAGTGGATTTACCATACCTTATACTAATATAACGGGATCTTTAGATTACATAAACGAATCTAAATTTTCAGGTTTTACAGGTTCGGCCATTTTAAAATACATGGCGATAGGTGGTAGTAAAATAGGTGAATTGAGAAAATACGGTCAAACCACATTAAGTACTTCATCATATATTACAGGAACTTTTTCTGGATCATTATATAGTGGATACACATTGGAAACCGGAGCATTAATAGTTAGTAATAGTTTGGTTAGTGGTAGTGTTCCTAACGATAGTTTGTGGTATATGGATTTTGCCGATGGTTATACGATGATTACCGGTAAAACCTCAAATTTTACTAAAGAAGAGGTTATTAATAATATGATAACAAGAAATGAACATTTCATTGGATTTATTGACGATCCGTCAGTTTATTCTGACATTTTTGTGGAAAGAGGACGTCAAGGGATAATGGAACCAAACCTAAGATTAGGGGAAATTGATAATATGAGTGAATTAGATGTTTATGGAAATGGATATTTTAAGGTAAGAAAATAATAAAAATTATATTTATAATAAAAGTTTATGGCAGTAGGATCATACGGAATAGTTAGACCAGCGGATGTATCACCAGATGACGTAGAAATTCTATATCATTACGCAGCAAATAGAGTTGCAACAACGGCGGTTACACTAAAAAAATTAACATCAAATCAAGTTCTAACACCTGTTTTACATAATTCAGTAACCACAACAGATAGTCAAGCAACAAATACTGAAATTTTGGGTGGGTTATATAATTTACAATTGAATGCGTCAGATTTTAGTAATTTGGGAATTTATACACTTTACATAAGACCAAAACAAATTAGAACCACGGTAATGGATTGTGGAATTTTAGCATCTTTACCATCCGTTAGAGGAGTTGTAATAGATTTATCAAATGTTCCATCTGCGGATAGAAATAAGTTTACACCACAAGGTTTAGTTGGATATAGAATTGAATATATTAATCCAAACGATAATAAGAAATTACCTAACTTTTACAAGATAGTTACATCTTCTTTTTATTGTACACCTGTAACTGCAAACTTAAACACAACAACACAAAAATCTGTAAGATATCAATATAGTGAAGGTGCAACAAACTTTATGTTTTTAACAGTTACACCATCATCTGCACCATCAAACAAACCAAACACGGTTCCGTTTATTGGTAGTCCGGGTCAAAAGATTATTTTATCAAATACATTTTTCAATCCAACAACAATTCAAATTGATATGGTTGAACATGACGCGTCAACACTTGCAAATGCTCTTTACGGTAATCAAACCAAGGCGATTACTCCGGGTATTTACACAATTTACGATAAAGATAATAACATATACAGACAATATAACTTATTTGAGATTAAAGACGACTTTAATGAAACTCTTTACGAGGTTAGAGAAAATCGTCTTGATATTGATGAGACTTTAAACTTTGATACAATCACTAATATCTAATGGCAAAATTACGTAAAATTCCAAGTCAAGCTGCTAGTGGTGCTGATACATTTAGTGACAATTTAGTTGGTAATCAAATTACCACGGGTACCGGTCAATTGACTAATACGAACTTTTCGTTAGATAGTGAGGTAGTACAAAGAGACACAAAGAATTTTAAAACAAATCCATTTTCTGATTTTTTAACATTAGATGATTTAAAAAGGGAAACTGCTTCATTATCTAACGATGAAATTGCAAAAAGAAAAAAGGAAATCAGATTTAAAGGTTCCAAAAATGATGCTGGTAAATCTTTGTTTGGTTCATTAAAAGAAAGATTAGGAGTATCAACAAAAAATATCATTTCTAATTTTCCGGCAGGTATATTAATAGACTCATCTAGTTATGTTAGTGTTAGTGGATTAACTGCAACTGGCATCAATTATAATAGATTAAATGATACTACGGAATTTGATATTGAGTTTGGTATGTTATATAATCCATTTGGTGTTATTATGATTACACCAAAAAGTAAGGATAATAATAAATCATTAAACGTCATAAGAGATTTTTATAGTTCATTTAAAAAATATGTAATTATCGTTAGTGGTAAGACCTATAATATTACATCATATACACAACCAAATAGTAATAACGTATTTAAATTAAAAGTAAGCGGTAAACCATTTGGTATTTTAACAAGTTATACACAAAACATTTTAATCAGACCAAACGACGGAGTTGTCGAAGAGTTCTTTAAAGGTTTAGATGATTTAGAAGAATCGTTATTAAATAGAGAAACATCTCCAATATATACCGCAAGTTTTAAAGTACCTCGTGATAGTTTTGATCAATCAAAAACGGAATTAGTTTCATTAAATTATACTTGGCCATCATCGGATAAAGACAATTGGAACATTAAAATTGCGGGTTTAGAGTTTGATAATTATTTAAGAAATTTAAGTGATATTGCAGATGAGATAGATGATTATAAATCAAACTTATTTGTTAGATTTTTAACATCACCACAATTATTTGAGTTTGATAGTCCCGATAAAAAGGCCGAAGCCATCTTTCAATTGTACGGCCAATCATTTGATAAGGTAAAAAAATACATTGATAATATTGCTTACATGAGAAATGTAAGTTATGATGGAATTAATAACGTACCTGATATATTGTTAAAAAATTTAGCTAACACATTAGGTCTTAATACTGTTAATTTAATTGATGAAAAAGGTTTAGATGAATTACTTTACACTAAGACATCACAACAATATTCTGGTTTGGTTTCAGGAACATCATTAATTGATGCTGAATATGAATTCTATAGAAGATTATTGGTAAACTTAGCGTATATCTATAAATCAAAAGGAACAAGACAATCGTTACAATTTTTCTTAAGATTTTTAGGTGCACCTGATCCACTTATTAAAGTTAATCAGTACGGTTATAGAGTTACTTCTTTACCAAAAACAACCGACTTATATAATCATGTTTATGATGTTGTTGCTGGAAGATCGGTTACTAAAACAAGTGAATTTTTACCGACAGGTGGAACCATCGACGGTGTAACATATCCACAATATTCATATTACATAAAATCAACCACAGGTAGTACAACACTTACTATGGATAATTACCCTGTGGATTTGAATACATTATTACCTAAGGGTGTAACTGGATCAACAGAACTCTTCTTCCAGAAAGGTTCAGGTTGGTATGATAATACTTCGGATCATAAATCACCAACTGTAATCGATACTGATTTATCAAGTGGTACCACAATTGATGGTGAATTTGTGTTAACTGGTAGAACAAAAACCGCAATTACAAAAAATAGTCCATATAGATATGGTGAAGATTATTTTGATTTATATAGAACATTACCCGGTTTAGATATAGGTTATGAATTAGAAAGTGTAATTGACAATACACAATCGGAAATTTTTAATGATGATTCTGGTTTACTATTAAATAGAAAAAACATAGAGGTTTATTTATCATCAGCTCAGGCAGTTGATTTTGATATCTATCGTAAATCAAGAGATTTGGAATTAACATTCGGAACCAATAGTTTAACACCACAAACGGGTGTAACATTTGCGGAGTATGTTAATTTAATGTTACATCAACAAATTAAAAATTCCAATGTAATAAAGTATAGAAAAAATTATATTACATTAGAAGACATCTATCAAGATTATATATCACATACAGATTTTACCCCATATACGTTTCCTGATATAAATTTATTCATTGAAAAAATGAGTCCATATTGGACAAGTGTAATAGATCAAATTATACCTTCAACAACATTATGGACTGGCGGTAATTTAATTGAAAATAATATTTTTGGTAGACCAAAATATCCGTATAGATATGGTTGTCAACCATTAATAGTAAATGATTACGTATATCCCGATCCACCAAATGAAGAATTAGATTTTTTTGAATATGAAATTCAACAAGCAGATAATCAATTTGGATTTTCAACCGAAGTCAATTTAAAGGGAGAATATCGTTATGATGGTTATATACAATTTTTACCAAGTTTTATTATTGATGGGGTAGAATATGTCGGTTCATTAAGTGACCCAACCACATATGTTTTAGTTAGTGGTTATACATCTTTTACTGGTGGAACAACTCCACATGCAAGATTATTTAAAACACCAAATAGTGAATCAGTTCCCGATCTATATGATTTAATTGGTGGAACAACAAATGAATTGGATCCCGATTATAATGCGATTAAATTTTTATGGAAGAGATCCATTTTAGGTACTGTTGATTATATAAATAATCAAATATCAATAGATGGACCGGGGGTTATAAGTTCGTATGCACCATATACGGGAGCAACAGGATCAACATTAACAAAAATTAAGAAAAAAATAATTAGTGTTGATTTTTATGTTGATGAGAACGGAGAAGAAAGGATGAAAATAACATCATACAAATACGGCCCAAATGATTGTACTTTAATTAAAGATTTATTATTTAATATCGATGTATATGGTAATAACGATCTTGTTAATTGTACTTTAGGTGATGGAGATGCACAATATAAATCAGGACCAACCCCAACTTCAACTAGTACCGCAACACCAACACCTACCCCAACACCAACTCCAACTAGTACCCCTATACCACCAACCTCAACACCAACTCCAACTAGTACCCCTATACCACCAACTAGTACCCCTATACCACCAACTAGTACCCCTATACCACCAACTAGTACACCAACCCCTACACCAACCCCTAGTTCCACACCTAATTGTGTATTTGATGTTAGTGTAAATATAGTAACACCAACTCCAACTCCAACACCAACTAATACTCTTAATTGTGTATTTGATGTCGATACAATTATAATAACGGCAACCCCAACCCCAACACCAACTGGTACTCTTAATTGCGTATTTGATGTTGAAGTGGATATTATTTTGGCAACACCTACTCCAACTCCGACACCAACTAATACATCAATACAACCAACCGCAACACCTAATTGTGTATTTGATGTTGAAGTGGATATTATTTTGGCAACACCTACACCTACTAGTACAACGGTTCCACCTACACCTACACCTACTAGTACAACGGTTCCACCTACACCTACACCAACATCAACTAGTACACCAACTCCTACACCTACTAGCACACCGGTTCCACCTACACCTACACTTACATCAACTAGTACTCCAACTCCTACACCGACTGCAACTCCTATACCGTTTAGTATGGTAGTTTATTCAGGTAATAGTTTAAATAACGCTTGTAGTAATACAACATCAACAACAGTATATTATCAAGGTCCATTAGTAATTGGAACAATATTATATACATCAGTAGATTTGTCAACACCAGTAGCACAAGGATATTATGAGTTTGATAGTTCAACAGTTTATGTAGTTGCAATACCATTAGCAAATGATGGTGAAATTACAGGAATAGTTGCTTGTCCTACTCCAACTCCAACTCCTACACCAGTTCCAACAACATTTACAGGATACATTAGTTATGTAAGTGCGGACAACGCTTGTCAAGGTGGTTCATTTGTTCCATACTTTGCATATTCATTTGATGGTGTAGGTGGTGATTTATGTTCAGCAACATCAATCTATGGTGATATTATTTTAAATGAAATAGACCCTGGTAGTGAGTTTTGGATTAGTAGTGGAACACAAGTTAGAAGTTTCACAAAAGGTTTAGGTATTACAGGAAACGCAACACCAAACGGTGCTTGTGGGACTTGTCCTACCCCAACTCCTACTAGCACCCCTATACCACCAACCTCAACACCCACACCTACACCTACAGATACACCGGTACCAACACCTACAGATACACCGGCACCAACCTCCACACTAATACCTGACCCAACCTCAACACCCGACCCAACGGCAACCCCTGTACCACCAACATCATACACATATAGATTAGGACCATCTTATACAACCGCAACTCAAGCATGTACAAGTTTTGGTCAGGATTTCTATATTGAAGCATTTGCGGCAACGAGTGAAATAACTCAAGTGCAACAATTCTTCACAGATTCTGGTTTAACAAACCTTTATACCGGTGAAAATGAAACACATGCATTTGCAAGAATGGATGGATTTAGCCAAGTTGGTTTAGTATATTCAGGGACAATTTCAGGTACTGGTCAGGTATCAAACAGAAGTGTTTGTCAAGAACAAAATTAACAAAATAAACAGATATTTATAAAAAGAAACAAATAATATGACAGTAACATTTACATTAACCGCAGAAACATCGGGAACCACACAATCTGGTAACTATAGTATATCGGGTACAACAGATGGTGGAGCGGCAAACGCAGTTTTTATTGCATCGGGAATAACAAGAGCAGAACTTACAACGGGGTATACCGCTACAGGTATATCCGATACAATAACTGGAGGAACAATAACAAGTACAGGTTCCGAGAGTGGCGGATTTTGCACAGATTCAATAAATTGGTATGTAGATGGTGGAACAGGTGAAGGAGGTACTGCACGTGTAACATGTCAATTACAATATACTAACATAGCTAGCGGTGATGTCATAACAGTTTCTAACAACACAACAGGTACTGGAACTGTTTCAACTATTACTAGTAATGCGGGAATTACGGTAAATGGTAGCACTAAGTGTTATGTTAACGATCCAGATGGTTCATCGGTAACTTTTACAGTTCAAAAAACTAGTGGAAATGGTTTATTGGCTAGAGATATTGGTAGTGTGGAATTAATAGTTAACTTAAGTCCCGTTGATAGTTTTAGTTTTTTTGAGGGAGGACCAATAAACGACACACTTACGGCAACGATTGGACCAACGGACATTGTTTCAATTGTTATACAGGAAGGATAAATTAAAAATTCATTAATATTAAAACCCCTTTATTATAAGGGGTTTTTTATTTAAATTCTATATAATACTATTTATAGAATATGTCGACGTTAATGCTGAAATTTACATTGGAAATAGGGGAAATACTATTTTAAGTTTTGATCTTTACTTAGGTACAGGTACGACTCAAAACTATAATTGTAATCCTGATAGTGGAGTGACATTCAATAGTACTATACATTCAGGAACCACAAGAGGTTTATATCAAGATGTTTTATGGAGTGATATGTATAGTGGACAAACTTTATTTGTTGATAGTATACCAATGGGAACAACACATATTAAAGTTGTCGCAAATAGACTTTCCGGTGTTTGTAATAATTTACAACCACAAATTATTTGTATTGAAAATAGACCAACTCCGACACCGACACCATCACCTTCACCAACTAGTACACCAACCGCAACACCAACACCAACTAGTACACCTATACCACCTACACCAACTAACACAACCGTACCACCAACCCCAACACCAACCCCAACACTTAACTGTGTATTCGATGTTGTGGTAAATATTGTTACCCCAACCCCAACTCCAACATCAACAACACCACCACCAACTCCAACACCAACTCCGATAAGTATTTGGTATCAATTAACCAATTGTTCGGATAGTTCTATTGCATATTCCGAAGAATATCCTGAAGGTCAATTTGTAATTGATGAAAAAGTCACATCACCGGGTAACGTATGGGTAGTTACAGGTGTAAATACAACAACAAATCCAGGAGGAACACTATACGCGATCATATCAACAGGATTTATGGGTTGCGGAGGAGTTGCCACTTTTTCAAGATCTACAATTAGTGCAAGTAGGTCAAGTGGTGCGGGAACAACAACAGAAACAAGCGGAACCACCATTACTGTCACATATGACACGGTAACTATAAAATTAAAAACTTGGGTTGTCACTGGTTATAGAGCAGACACCACAATAGATGTTAACGGAAGTTCAATTTCACCAGATTTTGCAGGTCAGGGTGCGTCACCTTTAAGTGGTACGGGAGAAGGAAATGCTTCATTTACAACATTTACGTTACCTGTTGGGGTACATACCGTAACAAATTGGGATGTAAGTGCAATTTCCGACGGTTCATTAACTGTTGCACAAGCTAAATTAGAACAAGTATAAAATTAAATAAAGATATTTATAACATATGAGTTTTTTAAACAGTAATAATTCAGAGTACCTATCGGCAAGAATTACAAATAGAGGTAGAAAGGCAATAGCTAAAGGTAATTTCAATATTCAATATTTCCAAATAGGGGATTCTGAATATGATTACACAAATCCTTTTAATTTGTTAACGGGAATAACAGGAAATCAAAAAGTGTTCTCACCATTTGATTATGAATCCGGTGTAAAATATCCTTTTGGTTTAGATAGTTTATATTCAACAACTTATGGAAATCCAATATCAAATAGTAGGACCGTTAAATTAAGAAATGAAATGGGTGCTGCTGGATTTGTATCACAATATTCTGACACACCAACAGTTGAAACTGAAACACAACAAATTGCTTATTCTAAAATAAGTGGAACAACTAGTTTGGTTGTACCCACAGGAGTTACATTTAATGATTGTGAATTTATTACATTAGTATTCGATAGTTTTTCGGGAACAACAATAACAGGTAAAACAAATAGTTTAATTTATAAAATTAGTGGAATAACGGGAAACACAATTGTATTAGATCGTAAATTACCAAATTTAACAGGTTTAACTGGTAACGCACAAGTTGTTTGTAATAAATGTTTAAGTGAAACATTATCAGATAGTTTAATTTATCCAATAGATTATACACAACAACTTAATTCATGGAAATTAAATACGGTTTGGACAGAAAAACCAATCGGTGGAGATTACGATGGAACTGATGAAAGTTTATCAGGTTATACAAGTAATGGTTACGTATCAATTAAAAATTATTTAGGTTATACTAAAACAGGACAAACATTTAGTAACCTTGTTGGTACAATGATTACAGGTACGACGTTTGCAAATTCATTTTCAACAGGATCAACACATGAATTAATTGAAGTACCACCATCTGAACAAAGATGTGTGGCGATAATTCATTATTCAGAATTGGGAGACATTTCTATTGATCCTGAAAGGTTTTTTAAATATGATGATTATATTGGTCATTGTACCACAACAGGTTTAAACGCTTGTAGTGTTTCATTATTTAATGGTTTAGATCCTGAAGATAGAGATTATGATAAAAGTGACAGTGAATATTTTGAAATTTACATTCCATTTATTTATTATCATAGAAATACCGGTGATACTTTGGGTGCATTATTTACAATGGATGAGACCGATTATTATATAAGACCTTTATCCGACACAACAGGATCAAGATTTGAATTGAAATATAGATATTTGTTAGATGAACAAGGTTATAAAGTTGGAAAGGTTTTTGTTAACAATAAAATTGTGGTTTTCGATGATCAAGAATTAGTTGCGTTATTAGATTATAGATCAAATAGAAGATACACATTACCATCACCAAAGTTAGGATTAACATCAAGTGACGGCATCTCAGATCAAACAATGTTATCAACAACTGGTGTTACGGCTTGGATTACATATATGTTTGCAAATACAAGTGGTGACACATTGAACGCTTTACCTTGTAATTATTTTAATAAAATTACAAGTAATGGAACACCATCACAAATAACAATGAAATTTAATACAGGAGCGTTTTCATATATAAGTGGAACCACATTAAATGATGTTAAAGATTCATTTGTTGCTAATAAATTTTATGCATTAGTACAAACAGGAGACACACCCACACCAAACCAATGGAGAAAAATTGATATAACATCACAAATACCTGGTTATACAAGTGGATATATTAATCCAACAAGTTTAACGGGAGTATCATTTATAATATCTTATTCAGGTTATACAGGTGCAACTGCATTTGATTTTGAAGACCATATGTCAGGAGTAACTTCAGATTATTTGTGGAACACAACAGGGTCAACAACACAACCACAATTTGGTGACGAACAACCATTTCCTGGTAGTATTAGATTAGTTAGATCAAGTGATATTGAAGAGATGAATTTTTTAATTAATTTACCGGATTCACAATTTAAAATAAGTCAAAACCCAACTTTTGTAACTGGTTCAACAAACTACCCTTATATTACTGAAGTTGCATTATTAGATTCTAATAAAGAACCGTTAGTTGTTGCTAAAACACCAACACCAGTAAAAAGGATAGGAACCCAAGTGTTTGCTGTTAGATTGGATTTCTAACTCTTTACTATTCAGATAATTTGATTTAATTTTTATTCTATGAATGATAATTTAATTAAATTTAAAAATACACCTAAAATTTTAGGATTAGATATAAGTACAAAAACCGTTGGGTTTGCTTTATTCGATATGTCAGGTTCTAAGTTATTAGAATTAACACATTTTTCACCAAAAATTAAACCACAACCTGAAGATAAGATTGAAGAATTAATTTTAAAAGCCGAAGCATTTAAAAAACATTTGGAGAACTACAAAGACATGGGAATTCTTCGTGTTGTTATCGAAGAACCATTGTTACAATCAAATAATATCTATACAATTGGAACATTATTACGTTATAACACATTGATATTAAAGAACTGTTATGATGTATTGGGAGTATTACCAACATTTATCTCAACTTATAATTCAAGAAAATTTGCGTTCCCCGATTTAGTGGGACCAAACGACAAAGGACGTAATGTTTTATTTGGAGGATATCCAAAAGACATAGATAAAAAACATGTAATATGGGAACACGTTAATAGTGTGTGTCCTGATATCAATTGGTTATACGGTAAAACAGGTAACCTTAAAAAAGAAAATTATGATATGGCCGATGCTGCTTGTTGTGTTATTGGATACGTTAATATGAATAAACAAACATCTTAAAATATTAGGCAACTAAAGTTTTACTTTACAAGTTGTTATAGATATATTTATTAATAGGACGGGACTTGTAGAAATACAAGTTTGGTTGGAGGGAGTCGAGGTGGTGTTCGGCTCCCATTTTTTTTTATCATACTTTTTTATTATATTATGATCATGAACACCCAAGAAGTAGATTACTCCGCAGTATTCGATATTTTAGAAGATATGTTTGGTGACTATAAGAATCATAATGATTATAGGTATCAGGTATCATTTGACTGCCCTGTGTGCTCACACGAAATTAAAGGTTTAGATAACGGAGACGGAAAGGGTAATCTTGAAATTAATTACAAATATGGGGTGTTTAAATGTTGGGTTTGTGCTGAAACTCATGGAACACACGGGTCAATATATAAGTTAATTAAGAAGTTCGGTAATCCAAAACAATTAAAGAAATATCTGTTATTGAAACCCGAGGATGATGAGGAAATTGCAAATAGAAGTTATAAACCTGTAAAGTTACCAAAAGAATTTATTCCATTTAAAGATGCAAGTATGGGTTTAAAAATGACCCCACAATATAAGCAAGCATATAATTACATTAAAAAAAGAAACATCACTGATTTGATGTTACAGATTTATAATATTGGATTTTGTTATAGTGGACCATATGAGAGTAGAATTATAATTCCATCCTATGATGAGAATAAAAGATTAACGTATTTCATTGCCCGTTCTTATTTACAGAAGACAAAAAGAAAATATATGAACCCCGAAGCACAAAAGGAAATTATTATTTTCAATGAGCATTTGATTAATTGGGACGAACCAATATACATAGTAGAAGGTGCGTTCGACAGTATCTTCATTCCAAACGCAATTCCAATGTTAGGAAAGTTTATGAGTGAACATTTATTTATGAAACTCTACAATAATGCAAAAAAAATAGTTATAGTATTAGATCCCGATGCGTGGGAAGATCAACAACGATTATATCATAGATTGAATTGTGGAAAACTAATGGGGAAAGTGTGGAGTATTAAATTAGAAGGGGATAAAGACATTGCCGATTTACAAGGGAACTTAAGTGAATATAAAATGAAACAAATAGATTAAAATGAATTTAAAAGACATCTCATTAGAGATAAATGACTTACTAGAAAAAAGAAGAAAAGAATTAGAATTAACATTCATAGAAGAGGAACATATCTACTATATGAAAGATACTGATGGTGAGATAAAAAAGAACTTCCCGTCAGTATCAAAAATTGTTAAGAAATTTCATAAACCATTTGATGCTGAGGGTATGGCACTTAAGATGTCTAATGGTGATCCTGAAGGTCAAGCACAATTACTCGCTGAGTGGAAGAAAGCCGGCGATTTATCCACCAACATGGGTAGTCGTGTTCACTTTGAATTAGAGAGTGACACAATTTCTCGATTCGGGAATTACAAATCGGTTAGACAACCAATATTTGAAATCAACGAAGAACAACAACGTAAGAGTGATAATATGATTATTGCCGGTAAAAAATTCCTTGATTTGATGTTAGAACGTGGTGCGGTTTTATTAGATACTGAAATTGTGTTAGGTGATCCTGAAGAACAATACACAGGACAACCTGACAAAATTTGGTTAATGATGAATAAAGAAAAAACTAATTTTGGATTCGTAACAACTGATTGGAAAACAAACCAACCTAAAAATTTTGAGGTTCACCATTACACCGGTAGATTATATCCACCATTTAACAATTATCACGACAATGCTTTAGGTCACTATTATTTACAATTACCATTATATGGTAGATTGTTATTAAAGATGTTAAAAGGAACAAAGTTTGAAGATACTAAATTATTAGGTAATGTGGTTGTTTTATTAAAAGATGATGCAACATTTGTCGAATATAAAGTACCACCACAAATTAACGAAGCCATTTTAAAAATGGATTTATCAAAATATATTTCAAGATGGTCAAAAAAATAATACACATTGCAGATTTACACATTCGTACAATTCAAATGCACGATTTGTATAGAGAACAATTTGAAACATTGGTTGATGAGATTCGTGAACATAATGTAGTATGGTATCAAGAAGGTATCGAATATGAAGAAATTCGTATCGTTGTTGCTGGAGATATTGCACATCAAAAGATTAACATATCTAATGAACAACTATTATTAACAAGTTGGTTCTTAAAAGAATTATCAAAATACGGTAAGGTGGTTATTATTCCTGGCAATCACGATTTCTTGGAAAACAATACTCAACGTATGGATAGTATAACACCAGTGGTTCAGTTATTAGACGACCCGACTATTGTTTATTATAAAGATAGTGGTGATTATATAGATGAAAATATTCAATGGGTGGTGTATTCATTATACCAACACAATGCTCGTCCTGAATTTACAAAAGACGAAGATAAATTAACGATTGGATTATTCCACGGACCTATTATGGGATTGTCAACTGACTTAGGTTACGAGTTTGAAGATGCATATGATCAATTAAATTTTGTTGATTTGGATTTATTGTTATGTGGAGACATTCACAAGAGACAACAATTCACATTACCAAATGGTGGTCATGCAATTATGGTTGGTAGTTTAATACAACAAAATTTTGGAGAGACAGTTAAACATCATGGATATGGAATATACGATGTTGGCACAAATGAATATACATTTCATGATTTACCAAATGAACAACCGTTCCTACATTTTAGAATAAACGATATCAAAGATATAGAAAATGAAACCGAAGAGCACGTTAATCTTGGATAATGAGTTTATTCAATATTGTGATTTAAATAAAATAATAAACGTAGATAAGTTAGCACAGGAAACCTTCAATAGAGGGTTTTCTTTGTTAAAGTATGGTGAGGTCCCAAACGGTAATAGAGTTAAAGAAATCGTAGAAGTAGAAAAGGAAGTTATAAAGGAGATTATAGTTGAGGTTGAAAAGATAGTTGAAGTTCCTATTGAAGTAATTAAAGAGGTTATTAAGGAAGTGAAAATAGAGGTACCGATAGAAGTAATTAAAGAGGTTATTGTAGAAAAGAAGGGTAAGACTAAGACCGTTACAAAGGAGGTTATTAAAGAGGTCCCTGTTGAGAAAATAGTAGAAGTCATCAAGGAGGTTTCCAATAACGAAGAGATTGAAAAGTTGATGAAGGAGAATGAAAAATTAAAATTTGATTTAGAAAAAATAACTAAATCTTTAAGTGGATTGGGTAGGGGTAGATACCTTAAAAATAGTGACTTAGGTTCACTATATGATGAGTAATAATTTCCGGCAACTTACTTTTTTTTACTGATTTTTTTCTCTATAATTTAATTACACCCAAGGGTGTATAAACGACATTAAAACGGAAAATATGTCAGTGAAAACAACAGGTAGACCAAGAGTCTACAACACAGGAGGTTTCGATGATTCCTCATCAAGAAATGCAATAATTAAATTCTTAATGGAAACATTAGAACTTGAAATGATTGTAAATCCAAATAAGTACGGTATTGATTTATTGTACAAAGAAGACCCAATATGGGGAGTAGAAATAGAACATTCCAAAAATTGGACAGGTGATTTTTTCTCAGATGAAAACAAGGGTCTTAATAATAAAAGCGGTTTAGGTTTTAAAACTGTAAACATTCCTTGGTGGAGGAAATCCAAATATTGGAATCCCGAAAAAAATCAAGGATGGGATAAAAATATTTACATTAGAACTAATGTGGATTTTTCTCAGGTCATTTTAATTAGACCTGAAACATTTGCAAATCCCGCTAAATGTCATGTTGCAAATTTCCAAACAAAATGGATTACCACAGGTGAACCTGAAGAATGGAGATCATTTAAAAGAGAAGATGTTGAAGTGTACAACTTAATAGAAGG